TGTTGGTGGGTTTTTTTGTGTCTGTTAAGGAATAGGTGTATCAAAATAAAAAATATAGTGGGTAAAAGTGGTATTAAGTGGTAAAATGTGTTAAAGAGTGGTAAAACAAAGTAACTGTCAAAATATATTCTTTACATACTTACACACTACAATAAAGTTGAATATCAATAAAAGTATATCAAAGTAAAACGAAATATCCCACCTGCGTACACATTGCGCAAAGTTTTTCCTGTAAAGGGGATTTGCGGATTAGTGTTGCGCAGTGAGGTGAGTGCTGCAAGTGCGATTAGTTGGGGTGAGTAGTGGTGAGTGCGGTGCGCAGTGCCAGTTGCACTGAATTTTTTTCACTTTATTTTTTGCGCAATGAAACGTAGACCTGATAAGGGTTACATGAAGATACGAAAAATAATTGATATTGCCAAATGTAGACCTGGTCTGCGTTTCATTGAATAATTTTTATTTCGCACCGTGTCCGAATTAAAAAATATCTAATAAAACGCCTGTATAATTGATTGATTTTCAATGAGTTGCATAACTTGTTGATTTTCAGCCAGTTACCAGTGTCCTATATAATATATTATGTTAAATAGAGAAGTAATTGATTGTCAACGAGTTACGCAAGAAAAACCTGTAAAAAACTGATAACGCATATTATGTTAAATAGAATTTAGCGTAACACATTGATTGTCAACGAGTTATACCGGTCCCCTTATTTCAAAAGATTTTTTATTGACAATCAACGAGTTAGACTTATTACGAAAAAAAATATGTGCAAAGCATTGATTGTCAATAAACTTTTTTTTCAAAATTCCATTGCCATACGGGAAAAAAGTTGTATCTTTACTCCGTAAGGAGTTAAGAGAATAGATAGTATATATAAATTTTATAATATGAGTAAGTTTAACATTGAATTTAAAGAGTCCGTAAAAACTGGCGGTAATCGTTTGGGTCAGTTAATTGAAAACCCTTTCCGTAATTTTGCGGCGAGTAAAATGAGTAACGGTCGCAAAACTATGTGTATCGTTGAATATACCGATTTGTTGGGTAATGTTCACCGCATTAAATGTAGTAACAGAAAACAAATGACTGAAGCTCAGTTATTCCTTTCTATATTTAAAAAGGAAGCCGCTTCAATTAAAAATATCCTTTCGGAATATCCAATTTCTTATGGACGTATCCCTAAAAGGTTTATGAGTGAATTGCGTACTGAATTGTTGGAATTTGGTTTAACGTACAAATTCATTAACAAATTGGCTGGTTATTAATACCGGCCTTTTGTATTTCAAAATTGTTTCACCTTTAAATTAATGTATATGAGTAAGAGTAAAAATAAATTTAGTGTTAAGAAAGTCCGCAGAGTTATGAGAATGAAGTCCGAAAACTTTGAGCCGGCAACGTATGAAGTTTGGAAAGTATCTGGTCCTCGTAAGTTTGTTAAATACTTTGTAACTAAAAAAGATGCACAGGCTTTCATTAAAGGTATGAATGATACCACAATGACTTTGGACGTAGTAACTAATTTGTTAAAAGAAATTAAATATAAATAATATGGGTACACACATTACCATTTTTGAATTGATTGTTACTTCATTTGTTAGTATTATTGGATATGCCGCAGGTAAGGCGTTTTATGAAACATACATTAAAAAGAGTAAGTAATATGAATAAGATTAATCAGGATTTAGTATGGCAGAAAATCGGTTACGACTGGGCCAATAAGAAAATGTTAGTAAAGGTGCATGACTCTTTACAATACATTGTTGAACATAGTATTGATAAACCAACGTGGAAAAATGTTATTAAGCATATGTTTATTATGCACAACGATAATGTTAATCGTATCAATATTAACGGATACTATTCAACAATTCGTCGCATCTTAAAAGATATCAAAGTAATTGAATACTACAAAGGTGCTATTATCAAAGGTTCTAATTGGGACCGATTTTATAGTGAGGAAGATTGGAGCTGGTTTGTAACGAATACGAACTGCGGTGGGTATGGTGAAATAGTTAAGTAAAAATAATTTATATGAGTAGAAAAAAACGTTCAGATAGAAACCACGTTATATACGAAATAGTGAATACAGCAAACGGCAAATCGTATATTGGTATCACTGCCGCAATAGGACGTAGGTTTCATTATTCTGCTCACTTACGTTTTTTGAAACACCAAAGTAGAGCACGTAAAGAGAATAAGCAATGGGCATTGTATATTGATATGCGTGAGAATGATCCTGAAGTATATGAATTGTTTATTGTGGATGTAGTCAGAGGTAAAGCACTGGCACACCAAATCGAAGTGGAATTGTTAAAAGAATTTAATTACGAACTAAATAGCACACATTAATATGAGTAAGAGTAAAGCAAAAACATTGAAAGGTTTGAAACGTGGTTACGTTGCAACTATGAAAACAAAGATATTCAATTTCGGTACAGGTCGCCATAAGTACGAAGTGTACGAATTGACCGGTCCTAAAATGGATAAACCACGTTACTTTGTGGACGAGTTATCAGTACAAATGTTTGTGAATGCAAATGAGACTGAAACGGCATTAACTAAATCATTTGAGAATGCAGTTAAACGTGCTACATCAAAGAGTGAACGTAAGGAAATGTTAGCCGCAAAAGAATTGAGTGAATTGGTTCCTGATTTGGAAACTATTGTGGATGCTAATATAAGGGATAGTAAAGCAACTAGACCTGAAGATACGGATAAATAAATTTGGCAATATCGAATAGTTTTCGTATATTGTATAACAATCGTGAAAGAAACCATAGTAAAGACCCCACTATGGCGGACTTCAATAATTAATAATCAAAGTGGGTCAAAAACAGTTTTTTATGGCTAAGACAATTAAGTCAAAAGTTGAGTATCAGGTAACAGAGTTAGTAAGCAATTTAAATGAAGCAGCTACTGCTACATCTGAACAAAAGAGAGATTTCTTTACCACACGTGCATTGTACAACGCAAAGCGTTTGAGCACAATCGTAAACAAAGCTAAGATTGGTGCTATGGCATTGGTTGTTACTTTGGGTATGGTAGCTTGTGGTAACCCTGCTGCAACCGAAGCAACTGCTACGGATTCAACAGCAGTTAGTGTTGATTCAACTGCAACAGCAGTAGATACAACAGCTAAGGCTGACACTTCAATCGTGAAGTAATTTATTGGCGGTAAGCCTGTTTCATAGTGGTTATTCTCAAACTAAACACTCGAGTTACTGACTACCGCCACACTATTATAGCATAGAGTTGGGTTCGACTCCCTCTCTATGCTCTACAATAGGAATTGCATCTCGACTTACTCTAATGGTTATTCTCCGATTTTACTTTACACTTACAAAGCAATTCTATTTACAAAGCCAGCGTGCGAGAGCGCTGGCTTTTTTTATTAACTAAATGATATGAGTAATGATTTATTTAAGCACCCCTGTTAGCAGGTTGGGACGTGAACCGACTGTGCGAATAGCAAATATGGCCCTGCGCTGGTGTAGAACAAACCTCGGAGTGAACAATAGAAAAAAATACGCGCCCGTTTGGTATGTTCACAAAGGTTATGAAGATAAGATATGCGGTGAGTATGACGACACCGATAATGAAGTCCACATATATTGGGACCAATGTGAAGATGTAAGAGAGCTCATTGAGACCTGTATACACGAATGGACACATCAATTACAACCAATTAAAACTAAATACTACAAATACCCTGGCTCATATAGCAGGAACCCGTACGAGAGGCAAGCTCGATATAACGAAAAAAAATACACCCCAATATTGTGGGATAAAATTAAATACAAAATCAATGGAAGAAGCAATAAAGGTCCTACAACATGCTGAAGTCGTATTAATGAAAAAGATTAAAGCAATGAAGGACGGTAAACCTAAATACGCCGCAAGTGAAAAGTTGAATGAATTACGCATGGCATTACACATATTGAAAACGCATGGTGAGTTAGATGCTATGATGGCAGAAGAGGAAGATGCTATATTAGCAGAGCAGTTTATACAACATCCCCCGAAAGCAAAAGCGTAATATCAAAGGTTAATAAGACACAACCTATATCAAACGTGTCTGTAATTAAAAACAAATATATGATTGAATTAAATTTAGACAATCAATTGAAACGTTATGGATTTTTCCAAACAACAAACCCTCGTTATCAGCACAAAATGATTGGTAATGGCTGGATTCTCAATGTAGTTAAGCTCGATGGTGATAAGTGTCAAGTACACGCATCACATATGAGTCAGGTTAAACCCACATTAAATAACCCACTTGCAATTAGACGTGGTGAAGCAGACCATAGACCTTTGGGACGTAAGATATCGGGCGTTATACCTAATCGCAATTATGTTAGATTAGTAGAAGCACATGAGATTCCGAATAGATTTGTAATTGCAATGGCCCAAGCATTGCAAATGAGATTAAACCCTGCCGGACAATCGAAGTAAATTAAATTCAGCAAAGACACATATGAGTACACATAGTATAATAGAGAAGATAACAATAGACAGATTGAATACCATAGAGAGAGAAAGGGAAAACACAATCGCTGATCCTGAATTTCAACAATGGTGTAAAGATATGAAGATTGGCCATAGAGTACAAAAGAGAGAAGGCATTGATAATGCTAACGCACTAATGGCACAATGGAATAACGAAGTACAAAGCGGTATGCATGAATGGATGCGTCGCATGTACTAATCGAACTGATTACTTACTCATAATCACAAAGTGATGTAACAACAACACATCACGCCCCCGCTAGCAATCACTGCTAGCGGGTTCTTTGTGCTCTCCCGTTTCACCTAACCACTGCGCACTGAATTACGTGTAACTGAAAAAAGACGAGTTGCGCCATAGCGGGTCGGATACGTGCGAATACCGGGGGCAATTTTTTTCCTAGTACGAGTTATTTTGATATATGAGTTGACACTCATGTGGAAAAATATATTTACCTAAATAGGAAAGAAAAACCAAAAAACCTCGATAGTTATAAAAGACAGCAGCAGCAAACAGCAAAGATAGCAAATAAAGCAAGACAGTAGACAGTATAGCACTTTAATCTATTTTTCCAATATACTTATTAATACGAATTCGAAATCAGTTGACTGAAGGTTATGTATTATTTAACCCAAAACTAACGAAAATGGCAGTATTAGATTTCGTATTAAACTTACAGTTCGCTGTGGGTTTAATAGTAGGTTGGAAAGTTCTTCCGTACCTTATCGACTTCAGTAAAAAGTTTTTAAAGAAATAGTAAAGAGACCCCACCAAAAGTGGGGTTTTTCTTTTTAGGATATTTATATAGGAACATTCAAAGTGAAAATATGTTGAGTGAAAGAGTATATCAGAAAACATCAGAAGAATTTGGGACACCCGTAGGTGTAGCCAGAATTACCGGATATAAAAAGAAATCGGAACATATTGATGAAGTTACTCCTGAAGTATATAAACGATTATCACATGAAATGGACATTAATTGGATTATATCAGAAACCATATTAGATGGGAACTATAAAGAATTACAAAGAGAAGTATATAATCTAAAAAGGACAAACAAAAGATTAAAATCAGAATTAAGTATATATAAAAGAGCATTTCAAAATATAAATGGCAAAGGAAATACCAATATCACAAAACCCACAAAGGTACACACAGCTTGAAGGTGAATGGAGAATTCAAGCAGCACCTAGCGTTCCACAATTAACGATATCCAAAGGGGTGTTCCCAATATCTTTAAGACCTGTTCTTGCAGTGGATGGTATCATAGTTAAAGCCGGAGAATGGTATATGGTATCACAGGCTACGTTAGATACCCTTCAGGCTTCAGGCAATCCCCATTACGCAATCGAAACCAACGGCCCCATATTAGTTAAGGGTAGAGAAGTTCCTATCGGGAAAACGATTAGAATGATTGAAATAAGCATAGATAAGTTAAAAGAGATTGGTGAGGAATTGGATATAAAAAACCGAAAAGCAGGCGTATCTTCGGTGGAGTACATATATGAAGGCCCTACTGCGGAAGGTGAAATCCCTCGTAACCTCATTGACCAGGTTAACTACACTCTATTACAAGGGGTACAAAGACCAATGGATAAATGGGAGATAGCAGGATTGGATTTAGGTGATGAATCCGTATACTCTATACAGGCACTTAATTCCTCTACTCGTCAGGCGGATGGTTCACTGGATAAAACCAAGTTAAACACATTCCTTACGAATATAGGGAATAGGTTATCTATATTACAGACAGATTTTAATATGATTAAGGATGTATTCTATAATGGTACATTCCCTGAATCAAAGGTAGATATTCCATTTCAAAGGGTTGCATCAACTATTTCCGAAGAGGATGAATTTCCACAAGTGTTTAAATATACTCAAACTGCTACGGTTGTCGAAACTCCTGCAACTGCTCCACTACCTGGCTCACCGGCTGCTCAACCGCCGGCACCACCAACTGAAGCTGCGGGTGGAGATACACCTACCGCACCACCACCGGGAGAACCGGCTCAACCACCACTTCCACCGGTTATCCGTTTGAAGATGCGTAAGAAAAGAGATTTACGAGCTAATAAAATCCCCGTATACGAAAGTGACCCATCCGTTGGGAATAGAGGTGCTCAAAAGAAAATCATTAAAGAAGGTGATACATTTTTGGGTTACTTCTTTAAGGATTGGGAACATGGTAGTAAAATATGGGCGGTCTATGATGTCGATAAAACTACTCTTATTGGATATGGTGTTGCCGATAGAAACGATTTTGTTGACCCGATATAATTATTGTTATGAATAAAGGTTTACAAAGTGAAAGATGGTTGGAATTATTGGAAGGATTCGGCGTTGCGATGCGAATCTTCTCCTTTGGTATGTTATCTATAATGGGTAAAGATACTCCGTTTCTAACTATGTGGGTTATAAATTCCATTGATGCGGGGTTATTGACGTGGTGTGCATGGAAAAGAGGTAATAGACCTTATATACTACTTAATACATTTTGGTTAATCGTTGGTGCCGTTGGTATCTACACTTCAATTTACGGAAATGCCATCAATCATTAATAAGATATCGGATTGGTTTACGGTGCTAATTATGCTACCGGTCTTTATTCTTATGGGTGTATTGGTAACTTCCTATTGGTTAATTAAACTGCCTATTTGGTGGATATGGAGAAAATGGAAAACTATCAATAGAGATAACAAAAATAAAAATTTTCTTTAAAAAACGACTTTCCCCCCAACCCCCACCCCAAAATTATGTTTATATAATCTAAAAGGTAATATAATTTAAAAAAAGATATTTATACTTATAGTAAACTAATAAAAAAATATGAGAGCAGTATTAACAGGAACGGATTTTGTAAGAGATACCGATGGTTCTTTTAAAGCAATTGAAACAAACACAAATATACATCCTGCGGTTGATTTAAGGTATTATTTTGACTTAAATGCATTAGACCAAATAATTGATGGTACTAGTATTAATGAAATACATTTAATTAATAAAAGAAATTTAAGAGGAGCTTACACACCGGAAGTAGAATTAACTCCTGAATCAGAAAATACTTATTCAGAAACATCAATTAATAGTGGTTCTGCTATTTTCTCTGATATTATTGAACACTATTGTCAAACAAAAGGTTTCCAATTTAATAACATTTTATTGGATTCAAATTCTATGACAATACCACATATGGAAGATTCTGAAAATAAATTAATAATCCGTATTGCATACGATGTAACAGCATTAATCGATGATACATATGCAAGAGATAATTGGGAATTTTTAAAATTAATGTATGATTCAAATCCTACATCAATTCCTGCAACATATATTAGTGATTCAGAATTGGGATTTGATTCAATTGGTACTACATTAAGAGATAATGGTGTGCATCCGAATTATATGGTTAAAAAAAGAATCACACCTGCTGATAATCATATTCATCCAAAATTATATAAGATATCAACAATAGAAGAATTAGAAAATTTAAAAATAGAATTGGATTCGGATGAATATATACAGGAGTATGTTATAAATGATTCGGATTTATTAGATGGTAAACTGACCCATTATAGAAGTGTTGATTTGATTTATGGTTCAAATTTAGATGTTTTAAATTTATGGTCTGTACAATTTTCAAATGCAATAGATTTTGATTCTGTTTGTGATTACGATGATAACGGTATGATTCCAATTTGGGAAAGACCAAAATATTTGTACAAATATAATAATAGTGAAAAAACACCAAAGATATCAGGAGATGGTTCAACAAAGGTGTTTCTTCCTGATAACTCATTAGTGGAATTATCATCATTAAATCTAAACGATACGGTAAAATCTATAAACATACCAGGACTTCCTATTGATGAACACATTGTCAATTTAAACGAATGGTCCTCATCTTATAGTAATATGATGAGTAATTTTCAAATAGATACAACCCAACTTACGGATATTGTTAAAAGAGAAAATTATGTTGGATTTTTTTGGACAATTGAATGTTCAGATGGTATTAAATTCTCCGATGTATCACATGCTATCATTCTAAAAAAAGAATTGGAATCTGGCAGTTCAGATAATTATGTAATAAAATTTGCACAATACAATCACATAGAGCAAAACGATACTTTAATTCTTTTTGATTCACAGACAAATTCTTTAGTAGAAAAAACCGTTGAGAACATAACTTTTTCTTATGATGAAGTCGAAGTATATGCGGTGAATTTTGAACAATTTGATGTGTTTTTAACATCAGAAGAAGGTGGTGGATTAAGATATGGTTTATTAACTCACAACTACGGATTTGATTGTCTATCAATTACAGCAACTTGTTTGTTTTGTCTTGAATGTGCTAACAATTCTGCAGCCAATTGGTCAAATTTACAATGTTGTAGATGTGGTGGACCAGGATACCCATCATGTGATGCATCCGGCTTTTTTGGAAACTGTTATGGAACACCGTGTGGAGAACCATATCCAACCCCAGCTCAATGTCAGACCGGTGGATATTGTAACTTTAATAAATCCGATATTGCTCACAAAGAAAATATAAAATGGATTGGAAAATCGGAAAAAGGAATAAATATTTATCAATTTACATATAAAGGTGAAGAAGGTTTATATGAGGGAGTAATTGGTAATGAATTAATAGGAACTGAATTTGAAAATGCACTTTTAATAAACCCAACCGATAATTTATTAATGGTTGATTACTATAAAATAGATGTTCAATTTAAAAAAATAAACTAAAATGTCAACTACAACAAACAATAAAAATAAAGTTTGGACTTCGCAAGAACAATTTAAAAGAAGAAGAAAAAAGGTCACAGAGTCGGTTAAAAAAACGGCCTTAAATACGATTGTAAATCAATTTGTATCTGCTTTAAAAGCAAAACATATGTAATAAACTTAATTGGTTATGGATTTAGGTATTAAAAAAATAATAACCGGATTAGTAAAAGACCCATCAAAAATTATTACAATAGCCGATGCATGGATAACTGCAAAAAATCCAACAGATGAACAAAAAAATTTAGCAGAAGCAAGATGGAATATCTGTATACAATGTCCGGAATTTAGAAAAGAAAGAGATGTAACAGGAGACCCATATTGTAATGAATGTGGATGTCCTCTCAAAAAGAAAGTATTTACAAAACAATTTAACGAATGTCCACTTGAAAAATGGAAAAAAGTGGATGACTTACTTTGGGAAAAAACTCAAAAATCAAAAAAAACCATTTTGTAAAACAAATTTTTTTTTGTATATTGAGTTATGATTTTAATTGAAAATGAAATAGTATTTGTTAGTGTTCCCAAATGCGCAAGTATATCAGTACATCTTGCATTAGAAAATTCAGATTTAAAAATAGCACCAACATTTGTAGATACTGGAAACACAAATTTTCCTGATGATTATAGAATGCCTAATCTAATTGGATGGGACCCATCTTGGAAAAAAATAAAAAGTCACGTACATTTAAGTATTGCAGAAATATATTCTTTTTTACAGAGTAATGTTGATACAATTACTGTAAAAAGAGATTATTGTAAAAGGTTTATAAGTAGTTTTTATTATATATTTGGGCATTGGATAAAGGGTGAATATGGATTAACGTATAATCAAAACCAAATAACAAATGATTTTATTTACAAATATTTTACAGATGATGTGATTAATTGTATAAAATCAATGATTCAAAATTCAAAAAACTTTGAATTTGATAAAAAAATGAAAAAAGAAATACTGATACCTCTTATTAACAATTATTGCATTAACTACAATAAAACTTCAATAATTGAAAAACTTGTTAATGATAAAACTTACATAAATTGGAGAGTATTTGATTCACAAGAAGCATGGAAATGCGGCCATATTCCAACTTATGAATTTGATATCAATGAACTATACAAATTAGAAAATTTGATAGAGTCAAAATTTCAAAAATCTATAAAAATTGAAAAAGAAAATACAACAAAATATTCTTATTCACAGATGTATGTAGTGGAAGACCAAAAGTTAAGAGATTGGGTTTGGAATAAATTTGAAAAAGAATATTTCACTAAAAAAATTTTTTAATGATAAGAATTTATATACATCATTTTTATTCTCGTTCTTTGTTTTTAAAACTATTTGCAAATACAACAGATAGAATTTCGGAAATAAAAAATAATAAGGGAACGATTAAATGTCGGTATAAAGAATTTAATTTTGAATTAATTTTTGATCCAGAATTACACGATAGAGAAGATGGTTATCATTTAATTGATTTTTTATCAATTAGTTATCAATTATTTGATTGGGATGGGTATAAAGAAATAGATTGTATTAACAAAGAAAAAGGTTTAACAGCACACAGAGGTGGCGGGCAATTTGGAGTTAATGATATACCCATAATGAAATGGATTGCGGATAAATTAGAAAATAGAAGTGGGTGGTTGATTTCAATAATGAGAACTGAAAAAAGTTTTATAGATGCAGAAATGTTAAAATATGCGCCTGTTAAAGATTTAGAATATCATATAAGACGTTTAAAATCCCATTGGATTTTTAGTGATAATTTTTTCATTGATAAAACAGTTGAAAGAATACACTATCCAAATCATAATTTTATTTTTACAAATACGATTTTTCAATGGAACGAACTTTTATCAATCAGATGGTATTATGAATTTGCAAATATTTTTGAAAAAATAAAAGCTCCATACGATTTGTGCTTTTCAATTCGTAATCACAAAAGTAATAGAGTCGCTATAATTGAGCAATTATCTAAATTAAATGATAATAAAATTTATTTAAGTAGAACCGATAATTGTCAAAATTTGGACTATGATGTAAATAAAAATAAAATAAAGAACATAGATAATATACATTTAAATAATTGGGGTACGGATAATTGGGATGATATTTCTTACATAGAAAATATAGAACATTATTTAGAATATATGATGCGGATTTTACCAATGGCCAATATGCATATACTTTCGGAATCTTGGGATTGGTTAAAAGCACCTTATGCTTCAAACTATTTATCGGAAAAAACTTACGGATTTATTTTGGCAAAAATTCCATTTATATCAACCCATACATACCCATATGATATTTTACAAAAAATAACAGGAATTGAACCACATCCATTTTATAAAGAAGCAGTCGAATATAGAGGTGTTGGCAATAAATTTGTTTCTTTTGTTGAAAAGTTTATGCAGAATTATGAAAAAAATTATGAATTATGTAAAGATTGGGTAGAAAGAGTACATGATATTATTATAAAAAAAATATATAATGATAATTCTTTTTTAGATATAGTAATCATCGGCCTAAAATTAAAAGAAAATAGTAGATTAAAAAAAATGATATAAAATGGTAAAAATAATTAAAAATGTATTAAACGATGATGATTTAGATTATTGTTACAACTTTTGTAATTCGGTATCTGATTTGGAATTGGATGGAATGGAAAAAGAAAAAAATTCACAATACAAGAAAAAAGTGATAATATTATCAAATTCTATAAAATATAAAATCTTTTCAATTTTAAAAGAAAATTATGGATTGAAATGTAAAATGAGAAATAATTGGATTAATATAATTAAACCTGGCACAAATGATAACGATGGGTTTCATCATGATGTTTCCGATGCATCCCTTATTATTTATCTTAACGATGATTATCAAGGTGGTACATTTGAATATTTGGATAGTAATGGTGAAACAAAAATAATAAAGCCTGTAAAAAATATGGGAATTTTGCTATCAAAAAATATATTACACAGAGTAAAACCTGTTATAATGGGAAGAAGATACAGCCTGATATCATTTTTTTATATTGATGATGATTTTGTAAAACAAAAAAGTATTATTTAATGTTAATTAATTATAAAATTAATAGAAATAAAAAAATTGTAAAATCAAAATTTATAGTTTCATCAATAATAAAAAATATAAATGAAAAGGAAACAATAGATTTACAAAAATTAATAGACCTTTTTAATTCGGAATATAAGTGGGAAGGAATGTTTACTATTGAACAAGCCATAGAAAGAATAAAAAATGGACAAAACTTGTTCATACTATACTACAAAAATTGTGCAATAGGATACGTTTGGTTTAAAGAAATTGATAAACAAAAATGTTTTGGATATAATTTATACGTTACGAAAAAAGAAAAAAGACCCGGTATTTCACCTTATTGGTTTTATAAATATGTTACTGATTATATGTTGGTAAATTATGATACTATAGAAGTAGAAGTTGAAGATTGGAATTTGGCAATTAAAGATATTATAGAAATGATTGGATATTATGAATAGATACGAAATACACGATGAATTGATAGATAATACTTCGGTAAAAATACTACAAGATTATTTTATAAAAAATCAAAATAATTTAAATTGGTTTTACTTTGAAAGTGTAGTTAATTTAAAATCAGAATACAGAAAGTTTTTTACCAATCCAACCCAATTAAAAACAAAAAATGGAGATGGGTTTGTAATACCAATTCCAAATGAACATGTTATATTGGATGGTAATATTTTAAAAATTATAGAAAATATTACAAAAAAAGTAGAAGAAAAAGTAAATAAAAAATTTCAACACACATTAAGAACTAAAATAAACTTAACAAAACCACAAACATTTACTGAATTAGATATATTAGATGCTATCCATTTAGATAGACAAACTAAACATATTTCCTTTATATACTATATAAATACAAATGATGGTGGTACAATTTTATTTGAAAATGATGGAAAAACCATACTAAAAAAAGTAGATTGTATTGAAAATCGTGTGTTGGTTTTTGATGGTTTAACACCACACGCAGGGATTCCATCTACAAACAACGATAAATGTGTAATAAATTTTAATGTATTAGAAAAAGAAAAACTTACAAAACTAATTTAATAATGAACAAATACTTTACTATAAAAGAATTTTTATCCGAACAAGAATGTGATGATATTTTAAATTTTTCTATTTCAAATTTACAATTAAAAAAAGGTAAAATAGGAAATAATGAAATATATGAAAAAACAAGAAAGTCATCGATTGCATTTTCTAATTATGATAAAATATTTCCTTTTATAAAAGAGAAATTGATAAAAGAGATTTCTAAAAAAGTGAAATTAAAAGGATTTGAATTAAATTTTGATGAACCATTTCAGTTTACAAAATACGATACAGGAGAGTATTATGAATGGCATGCGGATTCACATACAGGCGTTAAACAATCTTCAGAAAGATATTGTTCGGTAGTTATACAACTTAATAATGAATATACAGCTGGCGATTTGCAAATAAAAGATTTAATAAATGAAGAAGAAATAATAGATACCTTTGAAAAAGGGAAAGGTAATTTATTTGTTTTTTTATCACATATGGTACATAGAGTTAGTCCGATAGAAACGGGTATTAGATATTCTTTGGTAACATGGTTTAAATTAAAACCTGTTAAAGATTACAAAAAAACCTTAATATGAGTGTTATAGAAGAACCAAAACTTGCGCCAAATTTTTTATGTTGGATTGAAAATGAAAATGTAAAAGATAAAACGATGATGGAATTTGGTTCCGGATATTCTAGTTTATTTTTTTCTAAACATTTCAAAAAAGTTTTTTCTTTTGAACACGACCCATTGTGGATAAACAAATTGAATGAATTAAAAATCAATAACAATATAGAGTTTTATAAATTAGATAACAATATACTCAATGAAAACTTTGTTATTGATTTGATAAAAAAAGCAGATTATTTTTTAATAGATTCACATTATAAATCGGTTTCAAGATATTATTTATCGTTACTAATAGACAATTATAAAAAGGATGATTCAATTATAGTTTTAGATAATTGTGAATGGGTATCCGATGCATATGAATTTTTAAGAAAAAAATACTATTGTATTGATTTTCCCTATGAAAGAGAAGATGGAACAAAAACAGAAACATCTGTATTCTTTAAAAAAAGAAATACAATATTTTCGAAAAATGTAATTTAATTTTGCAGCTTCAAATATTTTTCGTATATTAGAGTATATTAACAGATAAACTCTAAAATTATGAACAAGTATTCAGAAGAACAATTAAAAGCAAACTACGAAAAGTTTATTGCTGTCCTCAAAAAGTATTTTACAGGTGAAAGATTGGAGAAATTACTCCATATGTATTCCGAAAAAGAATTAGGAATTAACCTTACGTTATCACCGGCATCCGGCTCAATTTATTATCACAATGCATATATTGGTGGATATATAGACCACATCTTTAATGTAACGAAAAACGCACTTCGTATGAAAAAGTTCTTTGAAGAAGCAGGTGGTATGATTGACTTTACAGATGAAGAATTGGTATTTAGTTGCCTACATCACGATTTGGGTAAATTGGGTATTAAAGGGTCAATGCATTACATTCCTTCTGATACTGATTGGGAAAAGAAAAAAGGACACGTTTTTAAAAGAAACGAAGATATATCATATATGACTCTCACCGATAGAACTTTCTTTACATTGAATCACTATGGTATTTCATATAATGAAAATGAATATTTCGCTATTAAACTTACCGATGGTATGTATGATGAAGATAATCAAAAATACCTAAAAGGACATGATATCAAAAAGCAATTAAAAGGTAAGTTACAATTCATCATGCATTGGGCAGACCATATGTCTACGGTTATTGAAAGACAAGATGTCAAATTTTAATGACATTGTTTCCGAAAAAAAGTTTGGTACAATAGTTGAATAATAATAGTATATTGTTTAACTAAAAAAATTAAAAACTATGTATTACACAAATTTTGACAAAGTATTAGAATCAATTTTTGAAAGCAACTCTCCAGTTTGGGAGAACAAATCAACAACATTTGTTCCTTCTAAATTTGCAGTTGAAATTAAAGATGATAAAGCGTTCATCGCATTATCGGTTTTAGGTCATGACCCTAAAAACATTGAAGTTAATTGTTATGAGGATAAGATTGAGGTGACTGCTAAAAAGGAAACAAAAGATGAAAAATCCGCAGTTGACCAATTAATTGGAAATATCAAAGAAACAATTACATTGGGTAAGGATTTAGATGGTAGAAATGCAAAAGCAGAAATCAAAAATGGTATCTTATCAATTATTGTAGAAAGAAAAGAAGAGTCCAAACCAAAAAAATTAACCTTAAAAGTTGGTTAATTCAGTTATTTTTCGTAAATTAAGAGGGTAGAATTAAGTTTCTACCCTTTTTTTATTTGGTAAAATATTTATACATATGATTTATAACGAAAAAATACAAACACTATTAGAAGCTTTACATGGAAAATTACGCATAATTCAAAATGTAGCCAATGGTGCACAACAACTATCGCCATCCGAAGTTAATACAACAATTGAAGATGCTAAAAAGATTGTTGAGAGAGTTTCTGAATTAGTATCAATCAATAGGTAATATGAATTGGCTTAAATTTTTAGTGGGATTTTCCGTACTAATTATTGCAGGATGTGCAGCCTATTTCTCCGTAACTGGATTAGGTGTTCTATTTGCCGGAGCTTCTTTATCAGTAATGATAATGGCCTCCGCTTTGGAACTTGCCAAGTTGGTGGCAGCTACATATTTAAAACAAAAATGGAGTGAAATTGGTGGATTTAATAAGTGGTATTTAACAATTTCCGTAGCAGTATTAATGTTAATCACTTCCGCCGGCATTTTTGGATATCTTTCAAACGCATTTCAGGCACAATCTTTAAAGTTACAAGTGGTTGATAGAGAAATTGCTGTTTATCAAACAAAAATCGACCAAAATACGGCTCAAATTACTCAACTTTCCACTCAAATTACCGAGTTCAATACTAATCAG